CTCTCTGATAAGCTCTAGGCTAAACCTAGTACGCTCCAAACTTCTCTGAAGAATACGGGTATAAGAGGGAAAATTTATATCGAAATTAGTTGACTTGAACTTGGTATACTACCATTTCAAAGGGGACCACACTGGCACACCCTTTAATTTGGATAGAAAAATCAAGGGCGGATTACCGCCATGTGGAAGGTATTTGTAAAGTTTAAGGTACTTTACATAAATTATTAAATAACCAATGTCTTAAGGACATCACTCTATGTTGTGGTATTATACACCAGAGGGAACGTTCCATTCCAAACAGAAAGTGTAAAATCTTCTGCAGCCGCTCGATAAAAGAAAACTCCATTAGCTGGATAATCATGTGACTCGGTAGTACTAAACGCAAGAAGTTGATTTGTACCACCTAAAACATCACTTGGTTGAGACGAAAAGACGCCAGTAACTTGTGGAATTCTATTATAAATGGATCGAGCGCCATACGGCTGATATGGAGGAACCTCCACAGTGGCCATACCCTCAACATTTGTAGAAACCAGAACTCTCGGACTATTTGGCATAAAATCTGTACCACCAATTCCATTAAGTACCGCTGTACCTGTGCCATTGGTGGGCAAAAGTGAAAATATAGCTCCATTAGTATTTATTGCTCCAGTGGACACCGCAAAACGGGTTGCACCAGAAGAAATAGCATAACAAGGTGAAAATAAAGATATAATATCTACAGCTCCATTTACACGAGTAAGACTACCACTTGTACTCGTCAATTGACCAGTAACAACGGTAGCAAAAGGATCAATAATTGCTCCCCAAGCTGCATTGCTGTAAAAATTAGAATAAAGTGAAAAACGTTTCATCAATGATCTTATACTCCTATGAACTTCACCAAAAGATTCTGCTTCAACTGTAGGTGGAGAAAAGGTCATTCCAAGTTTAGATTGGAAATAAACATAAGGTTCATAGGTTACAGTTGTGCTAGTTGGAACTGGACTAGCATATTCAAGCGAATCGCCTCCACTTTTCTCAATAAGCAGATTAACTTGTGATGAAACAGTAGACGGAGCAATAAGTTCATTAACTACAAAAATATATACAACAGCACTGGGTTCTGAAACCTCAATAAAATTTCGAGTTTGAATGAATGGAACTTCAAACTCAATCTCATTTGATTCACGAATGTCCCAAATAATACGTGCCAAATTATCAGTAAGCTCAATGGTAGTTGGAGCTACGGCAATTGCATGTTCAATAGGTAAAATTGCAATACCTAACCTGCCTGAATGAAATTCTGTCTTAGGTATAATAATACGATATTTAATTGTACCTCTCCAATATCCAAAGGGTATAGCCAAATAATCACACGGTGGCAAAGTAAAACCTTTATACAAAGAAACCACACTGGATTGGGGACTAACATTGAACGATGTCAGGAAAGTCCCACTAGAAGCAGTATCAGGCCACGCTACAGTTTGAACCCATGCCGGTTGTTTCTTAATGAAGTCAAACGACATCTCGTCAACTTGTGTACGTTGTCGCCCTGTCGTGATTGGAACTTCATTAGTAGAACTAAGAGCTAACTTCTGACCAGTAAAAACTCCATCAGAATTGGCAGAAAACGGAATCGCTTTTCGTATAACTGGATTCGGAGGAACTTCAATAGTAGGCTTCGAAAATCCCCACACTTGAGCAGCTTGACTTACAATAGAACTCATCCAACCAACTGTGGAAGCCACAGGAAGCAAAAGAGGTATTTGACCCAAAATACTAGCAGTCTTAGAAACTCTCATTGCTATACCTGATATTGAACCAAGCTTTGCTTTCTTAAGCTCCAAAGAACCTGCTGATTGTAAGACTACATTTCCAGTAGTCGTAATATTCTTCATACGCACCCAAACTGCATACTGACACGTTGAATCTCCAGAGCCAGCAACGAGAGGATCATAAGCCATTAAATATAATTTAAAAACTGGTCTGGAATAAACAGACGCATAATTTACAAGGGAATAATTAGAAACTGATATATATGGTACTTCAAAAGTAATACTGGTCTGTGTTGCAAGATCAAAATCATAATGAGAACCGCTAGTAGCAAGAGTTAAGTTACCAACATGTGAATTACACATCTTTGTAACAGAAACACTTGTGCTTGAGCCTCCCATATATACAATACGCATAAAATAACGACCCTGCATAAAACGAGTGGCATTAACTTTAAGCGTAAACTCAAAATCTCCTCTATAAGCTAAAATACCATTTAACTTATTAGCATTTTTCACATGCAACATATATTCTGATGGAAACGTCCAAGTTTGTAAGGGCGTTCCCACAGTATCAGAAGTTGATAAAGAACCAGCATAAAAAAGAGTAGGTTTTTCAAGAAAACCTTTGAGGGTATCAGTACCTTCAACATGGACACTTTTGTAGATATCGCTGATCAAATTGGTCGGTGCAATATCTCCTTCTTGTTGCTGAGTTTCATCAATAAATTCGGTTGTGACATCTTTAGTCACGATAATCTCAGGATTATCAAATTTTGTTTGTTTTGTTTCGCTGAGTGTGGTCGTTCAGTGCGACTTCAACTCATAGATCGCACTATAGTGGGTTGCTCTAGATTTCGCGGGAACGCCGCATGGCATCTTAAGCAGTAAGACTAAATAGTCAACCATTTCAGGAGAGCGAACTGTTATCTGATTGTGACCCACAATTGTCTTCAGAATACAGGCAAGCAATACCTCCTCACCATTTATGGCAGGGAAACTCCCTGGTTTGTAAAACCAAGAAACTACCAACTTTCGCATGGATGCGTACAATTTAAACTCGAGTAAAGAGGTGACGAGTAAAAATTTTACTCATCTGTTTCAAAAAGTGGATCACTTCCATAAGAAGCCATAAGAGCAGCTTTGCGATTTGCAAATTTACACTTCCAACCATAATTCCTATACATATCCTCCCATTTAGGCACAAGACGCTGCCATTCAGCATCATCATGATATGAAAGATATCTAACTGCAGTGTCTACGTTCTTCAAAGCTTGTTCAACTGATGGAGTAAGTTCTTTACCTTCTGCCTTTGTCCAGAGAGGCAATTCTTCAATAACTTCAATTCTCAAAGGCGCAATATACTTACCCAAGAGAGGCTCAAAACGTGTAAAACGCTTCAGAAGAGTTGTCTTGAAGAAAGGTCGGAAATCAGAATTAAGACCAGTCTTCTCATCATTTGTGAAAACATGACCAAAATCTGCATATCCGTCAGCACAAATTTGCTCTGACAAATATTGTTTCGCTACTGGCGAAACTGATGAACGATTATCATCACCAAGCACACGAACAATAAAATTTTGGAAGTACCAAGGCCAAAATTTTGGTCTAAAGCCAGTGGCTTTCCAAATCGAATACGAAAAATACCCATGATTCAAAACTGAATTCACAATTGTGGTCAATGGATGTCCTGAAGGTAATGAACCAATCCATCTATGGATCGTAGTACCGCGAAGATGGTACGTATAACTCATACTCTTAGTGTATGTACGAAGAATTGCAATAGATCTCTGATCAAGATCTGGGTTGTGTCTGATAATAAAATCAACAACACACTCAAGAAAAATCTCAAGTTGATCAACTCCATGCCTTGTATCATAAGCACTAAGATCACCAGCATTGTGTAAATCTTCATTCGCAGCAACAGTAAGGTGTTGAAGAGTTATCATATGAGCATCATCACCTTCCATATTATCACCGCCTGCAAATCCATTCGTTAGATGATTATCCATCATCCATCTCATAAATGGACCAAAAAGCATACGTGTGACCAAAACTTCTGAATTGGGAGCACACGACACTAAACGACCCTTGAATTTAGCAACCTTCTCCTTTGCTAAAGTTTCTCCCTTAATAATGTCAGTATAAACCGACATAGGGACTTCACCTCTAGCAAGCTGATCAAGTCTCGTCTGAACTTCACGAAGAGTTACTTCTGCTTTTTCACCAGGAATAAACTCTCCACCTTCAAATTTTCCAACTAACTGATGCTTCGAGAGAACTTTTTGTCCTTCGTAAGTACAATTGTGTGGGTGACCTGGTGACGTCGAAAGATCAATTGATTTAAACGACGTACCAGGAATACCGACTATAGCCTCATAAAGACTATATAAACCTGGACGCATGGCTTCTGTTTGAACAACCTCCCAATGATGAAGAGTGTTTTCAACACACTCCCTAAGCCTAGATCTAAGTTCGGGAGTTAACCTTTGTGTTTTATTGTATTTTGAAACAGCAAGTTTATAAACCTCAGGATTATTCGCTTGAACTGCTACATTTCTGGCTTCATAAGGCTCATTCAATGGAATACGAACATCACTCACCTTGGTATTAAAGAAATGTTCCATTGTACCGTCACCAATAACATCACGATCCGCAAAATCTTTTTTAACTGGCACTCCAGTCAAAAGATTGATAGCACCTTCAATTGTTGATTTGGTTACAGCACAGGCATAAGTAGGCCCAAAACCTTGTGTTCCCAAAGCATGAAAACCTAAAAACTTACCTGCACACCCACGATCATTTGTCGTAGCAAAATACAGACCACCACAATCTCCCTCCTCTGAATTCATATTCATACGCCAAAGCTGGCGTACGAAAACTGTCTCATCTTCTGCATCAACCTTCTTACCATTAGTAAGAATGGCTCCAGATGCATATTGAGGTCCACTGTAGCTATGCAAATAAGCACCAACCCCTGTGGGAATGGCACTAGCATGCAAACGATCAAGAATGAACTCATC